ACTCCCACGAGTCCCCGTCATAGATGAAGAGCCGGGACTCCCCGAAGCGCTCGGCTAGCTGGCCGGCGTGGATGGCGTCGGCCTCGGCTTGCTCGGGCGTGTGGGTGTCGGAGTCGGGGGTGATCCCGTACTCACGCCACACCCGGCCGCCGGCGGTCAAGCGGAACACGAGCCCGCCCGGCGCCCGCCCCGGCGCGATCCGCTCCCACCTACTCGCGGTCACCGCTCACCCGCTCCCGTCCACCGTTGCGGCGCCGGCCGTACACCGTCCACACGAGAGCGGACACGGCGGCCGACAATCCACCGAGCCCGATCCCGAGCGCCAACCACTCCCCCGCCGTGAGTCCCACCGCTCACCACACCGACGCGGGCGGGGCGGGCGGCGTGGCCGTCCCATCCCCGCGGTGTTGGTTGCACGCCCGGCACGCGGCCCGGAGGTTGGCGTCCACGTCCTGACCACCAAAGCGGCGGGGGACGAGGTGATCCACGTGGGTGGCCACCCCCTCGCACCCCGGCGCTTGGATCTGGCACACGCCCCGATCACGGGCCAGCACCCGCCGGCGAGTCTTGACCCACGAGCCCGACCACCTCGGGTTAGACATCGTGGCCGGGATCCCACCCGAGCGCCACCACCATCCCGGCCACCGGCCCGAGCGCGGCGGCGATGCGGTCCACGAGCGTGGCCATCTGGCCGGCTATCGCTCCGTCTAGGCGGGGATGGCGAAGCGCCAACTGCAGCACGCCGGCGAGAGCGAGAGCGGTGGGGGCGTCGAGATCCAAGAGGATCGGCGGATGATCCCGAAGCTCGGCGGCCAGCATCTCGGCCGTGGGATTGGTCACGGGGCGAGCGCTTGCCACCAGCGCTCCGCCTCCCGGCGGTGGCTCGGCTTGTGGTCCGAGTGCTCCCATAGCCGGCCGCACACCCCGCACACGGTGCGGCCCTTGTCGTCAAGCGGGCCCGGCGTCCACTCGTGCTCGGACTCGGGGGCGTGCTCGGGGCGGGGGCGGTGGGGGATCCACCCGTGGTGGAGAGCGTGGCGCTCGTGGGATCCGCACACCCACCGGGCCAACACGTTGGGCGGCCGGCGTAGACGGGAGCGAGCCCGGCGCCCGCACGTCCCACCCGGCGTGGGCCACTGGCACCGGGGCGACGGGCTCACCGGCCCGAGCCCGTGAAGAGCGGGAGTTGGGCGGACTCGGACACCAAGCGGATGGTGACGGTAGCCCCCTTGTCCGGCGTGATCTTCCACGTGATGGCGGCTAAGTCCAAGCCGAGCGGGGCGGCGAGCTTGGCCACGGCGTCAGCGAACGCGGCGGGCGTGGCGATGTCGGCGCTAGCCACGGCTCACCGTCCGGCCCGGCGTCCGGCGTAGCGTCCACCCCCACCCGAGTAGATCGCACCCACCGAGCCGTAGCGCTGGCGGATGGCGCGGTCCACGTGGCGGAGAGAGCCGGCCGTGTTGGCTTGAGCGGAGCGGGAGCGGGCGGAGCGGGCCCGAGCTTTGGGGACGATGGGATAAGACGGGCGCTTCCCCCGATCCGCCCCCGCCCCACGCGGGTAGGCGTAGTTCGCACGGCTCCACGAGCGGGAGTAGGGGAGCCCATACTCACGGGTGGAGTAGCGCCGGGACACGCCCGATGGTCTGGCCATAGGTACCACCTCCGGTGTGACATCCAAAGCGTACGGCCGAGCCGCGCGCGGGTGAACGGTAAGAGAGAGCTACATACGTCAGTAGCTCTCTTATAGCTAAGGGGGTCACGAGTGTCCCCCTATTGAGCGTGGATAGGGGGTCACGAGTGTCCCCCTATTGGTTCCTCGTGTCCCCCTAACTCACCGGGTGTGGATAACTCGGTGGAGATGTCCAAGCGCTCTTGGATCGGCCGGCCGAAGAGCGGACACCGCCGGGGCGTGTGGCCGGCCGGATCCTCCCCGCATAGCGGACACCCGCCGGCGTCGTCGCGCTCCCGGCGCTCGGCTTCGGCGGCCACCCACTCGTCCGCCTCGGGCCCGGTGCGGATCCAATACACGGCCGCCCCCCGCCCCCGGCTACCACCGCCACGCGGCTCCAAGATCCCCGCGGCCACGAGCGCGGCCCGGTGGCGCTTGAGCGTCCGCCATTCCATCCCCGTGTCCGCCATGAGCCGCTCTCGGGTGGCGAAGAGCCGCCGGCGGCCGGCGGTCACGGTGAGGATCACCCGCAGTAGCTCGCGTGGTCCCCCCATCCGGATCACCGGCGTCCGGCGGTATAGCTCGGCTTGCTCGGGCCCGGAGAGCCGCTCATCCCGCCCGAGCGGCGCGACCTTGGCCGGTGGGAGCGCTAAGCGCTGCTCATCACTAGCTCGGGCTAGATTGTCCTCCGTCAACGGATCACCCATCTTCCTTGGTGTTGGTTATCGCGGCGCCCGCTCGGTGCTTGGGAGCGGGCGCCACTTTGTCTACACCCCTTGCGGGGTCACTCGCTCACGGGCGGCGAAGTCTCACCCGCTCGGTGTCACGGTGGGCGAGCACCTCGGCTAGCGGAGTCCGGGCCCGGCGCTCACGTCCGAGCGCTAGGCGGTACTGCCACCACCACCGGAGCCACTTCACCGGAGGATCCCCTCTATCTCGGGGCGATCCGCCGGCCGCCACTCGTGCCACTCCACGGCCCCACCTTCCGGCCAGTCCGCCACCGCTTGGATGTCGTCGCGCCAATCCTCTTGGGCTCGGGTGAGCTTCCCCGTGGCGGTCTTTAGCTCCGCGAAGATGAGCCGGGGCGGGCGGATCAAGACGAGATCGGGGAAGCCGGCGTGTGAGCCCTTGGAGTAGCGGGTGTGATAGATCCGCCACGCCGGCCGGGCCACCCTCGTGGCGTAGTCCACCACCCACGAGAGCCACGCGTCCTCGTCCTCGGTGAGCTTGGCCGGGCCCGGCCGGCGGGCGAGACTCACGCCACCACCTCGTCCCGCTCGGGCTCGTCGTCGTCGCCGGTGAAGAGCGCTAGTTGGCCGTGGCACTCCCCGAAGAGCACGAGTTGGCCGGGACATTCCACCCGGCGCTTGAGCACGAGCCGCCCCCCGCACGCCGGACACCGCCCCTCGTCCTCGGGACGGCACCCACACTCGGGCTTCCTCCGCTTGCTCACCGCTTCCTCCACTCGCCGGCTTGGGGACACGTGGCGAAGTGGGAGCGGTAGAGCGGCTCTCGGGCTTCGGGCCCGTGCTCGTCCTCGTCCGCCCGCAGTTGCGCCACGTCCGCCCGGCCGAGCACCACGCCGGCGCCGGCGGCGAGATCGGCCAACACCGTCCCATCCTCGGCGGGCTCGGCGTCCACCGGCATTCGCCGGCCGCCCGGCGCGATGGTGAGCCAGATCACCGGCGCGCCACACGAGCGGCACGCGCCCACCGCTACCACCGGGGGATCCCCGCTCGGCGGCCAAGTCTGGACTTCCCCAAGAGGTGAGCGGACGGCGGGGATCCCGCCGTGAGAGTAGATCCGGGGGTGGGGGAGTCGGCCGGACCTATCGCGCCGGCCACCGTCTAGCTCGCTTTCGGCTTCGCTTTGGGCTTGCCGTAGCGCATACAAGCGGCTTGGCCGGTGGTCCCCAACGCTTCCCCGATGGACTTCCACGAGTAGCCGTCACCGCGGAGCCCGTCGATCCCGTCGCGGATGGCCGCCTCTAGCTCGTCGCGGATCCCCACAAGCTCGCGGAGATCCTCGGCGTCGGCGTGTCGCATCTTGCGCCCGGCGGCGGCCACCATGCGCTTAAGCATATGGACGAAAGCGTGGATATCCGTGTATTTGCCCAGGTCACGGGGGGGCGCGTAGGGCTCGGGACGGGCGTGGACGGAGAGCCGGGAGCGGGCGGTGAGCTTCACCATCTGGCCGCACCCCGGACAGTCCGCCCCGGCACCGGGAGCGGCGCCGGCGATCCGCACCCCCGAGCCGTCGCACCGCGAGCCGACGCGGCTAGCCATGCTCGGGCTCGTGCTCGTGGGACGCTAGCCACGCCCGCACGTCCACCCGCTCGTCCAACGGGGCGGGTTGCGGCCAGCGGGCCACGTGCTCGGACTTAAAGGCTTGGTGGAGCCGGCTAGCGGTGTCGGCGTCGGTGAAGCGGAGCAAGATGGCGAGCGCGAGTTGAGCGGGCCCGGAGCCGGCGTATCCCCACGCAAAGCCGGACGGGGAGTGGCGCCACACCCGGAGCGATTCCACGAGGTCTAGGGCGTCCCCGTCCACGAGCACGTCCCCGCCCCACCGGGCGGCTTGGATCGTGCTCACCACTCCGCCCCCGTGTCCCCCTCGGCGTCCCCCTCGGTGTCGGCGTCATAGGCGCCGGGGAGGATCTCGTGGGGCGGGAGCCCGTTGGCGCGGCGGAGGGCGTTGGCTCGGGCCATGCACGGCTCACAAACGGGTTGGCGCTCGCCGGCGGCGTCGCGGATGGACGGCACCCGGCTAGGCGAGAACGCGAAGAATCGGCCGCACGCGAAACAATCGCCCATCGCGGTGAGGTAGCCCGTCATCTCACGTCCCAATCGGCGGGGGCGATGGCGGCCAGCACGTCTAAGAGCCCGAGCCGGATCCCCTCGGGCTCTTCGGTCCCCCGGCACCAAGACCACACGGTCACCCCCGTACGGGAGTGAGTCTCAAGCTCGGTGATGAAGCCGTGATGGAGCGCCCCGAGCAACGTCCGGCGGACTACTCGGAGCGCTAGGACATCATCGGCGCCAAGCTCCGAGCCGTGAGACACGGCCACTCGGGTGGCGGGCTCGCTCATCGGGGCGGCTCCCCCCGGCCGCACGTGCAAACGGGGCGGCCCATGATGGTGGGCCAATTGCGGGCGGCGGTGACTTTCTCGCACTCATCGGAGTGGCCGCACGCTCGGGCGTTACTGGCGTAGTGCTCGTGGAGCGCTTGGTGGCGCTCGGCTACGGTGTCGGGACTTGCTTCGGGTGTAGGCATACCTCCAAGCATAGCCCGCCGGGTGTAAGACAGGCTTACACCCGGATGGACTGTGGCGACGGGCCCGTCACCGCCAAGCGAGCACGGCCAGCGCGACCACCTCGGCCACGATGAAAGCGGCCACGAGTATGGCCGCGGCTAACAGCATCCACTCCCCCCGGCGCTTGGGCGCCCACCCCCTCACCCCGGCGCCGGCGGCTAGGTGATCGGCTTAGTCCACGAGAGAGCCCAAGTCTTGGGCCCCACTTGGCCATCCACTCCGCCCGTATCGTGTCCCTCGGCGGTGGCTTCGGCTTGGAAGCTCTCGCACACGTCGGCGGATTGGGGACCGTAGAACGCGTCCACCGTGAGCGGCCACCCTCGGGCGGACATTTGCCCTTGCCACGTGGCCACGTCCTCCCCGCTCATGTAGGGGGTGGAGAGGGTGAGGATCCGTCCGGGGAATGGGGGGGCGGAGCCGGCCGGGACGCTAGGGGTGGGTGGCGCCACCGGGGCTCCGCCCGACGCCCGGCTAAGGATCTCGGCTCGGGCGTTGACTCGGACATCACACGGGCACCCGGTGGCCGGGCCACCCTCGCAACGGTGGTAGTTGAGTCCGGGCGTCCACACGGACTCGGAGAGCGTGAGCGGGATCCCGTGCGTGGCGTGAGCCCACGCCATTAGCTCCCCGAAGAGCGCTAGTTGGTGCTCGGTGAGCGGATCGGCGTTGGGCGGGCTCCCACACCCCTCCGTTTCCACCCCTATGGAGTAATCGTTATGGGCCATCCCATGCCACGCCCGGACGGAGGTGTCCACGTGTTGGTAGGGCTCGCCGGCGTAGGGGATCCAGAAATGGGCGGACACGTCCCGGCTTGCGTAGATCCCCGCCGGGTTGCCGTTGCCGGCTTGGTGGTGGAGCGTCACCGCGATGGGGGCGAGGCTTCCCGAGCATTGGGCCACGGGTTGCCAGATAGCACGCGGCCACTTAGCCACTATCGCCACCCTCGGAGTCCGCTCCCCCCTCGTCGCCCATCCCCTCGGTGTCGGCGGTGGGCTCTTCGGGCTCGGGCTCGGGGAACGGCTCGGGCTCGGGGGTGGTGGGTGTGCTCATGGCTTGGGGCTCCCGTCCTCGGCGTAGTAGAGGGCGGCCACGGTGGGCCACTCCGCTTGGGTGAGCGAGAGTAGATCCCCGTCCGTGACTTTCTCTTGAGAGATCGTCCCGTCCCCGTTGTCCACCTTCTCGGCTATTCCGGGCCCGGCCGCGTTGAGCGTGTAGAACGTCCCGAGCGGCCCCCCGCTCAAGCGGAGTATGTCGGTGGCGAGAGCGGCGATATCCGCTCGGGCGTCGTCCTTAAAGGTGTCGGCTTGTTGGGTGCAACACGCCCGCGTCCGGCTTTGGAAGTCCGTGTCCGCGGCTAGTTGGGATTGGGCCATGTAGGTCACAGGTTCACCACGCTCTCAGTCTTAGGGGGAGGGTGTCTATGCGGAGGTAGTTGGAAGTCCCGCCCGGTTGGTAGCCCACTTGGCCATCCCCACCGAAGCCGGGCGCTCCCCCATAGTTTCCGAACACGGTCACCGGGCGGCCATCGGTGATCTCTTTCACCCCGCTTAGGAAGAGATGGGCGTAGCTCTTGCTTGCCGACGCGAGCGGTTCGTATTGGTCGGCTTGGTTTTCGCCATCTATCACCACCCCCATCCCCGCAAATAGGAATGTCCCGGCCACCAAGTGGGCGAATATTTGCATAGCCCAATGGATGTGGTAGCCGCCGGCGATGGCGGGGAGCGCTTGGGTGAACACGTGCGTCCCTTGCCCGTGCCACCCGCCCGGATCGGTGGCGATAAGCGGGAAGTAGTGGCGCATCGGCGCTAGTGCCAGGGTGGCGGCCGCCGGTACCGCGAGCCCGGATGGGCGGGTGTCGGTGATGTCGCCGGCGGCGATGGACGCGGCGCCCCCGGTGACGTGGACTTGAGCGAGCGCCACCGCGCCGGCGGGGACGGCGGGCGGTGTGGGGGTGGCACCTTGGCCGGCCGAGCCGTCCACGGCGGTGATCACGAAATCATCCACCGCCCCCCCGTCCACGTCTTGGCCGTGGGACTGGCACACGATGAGATCAATCCGATTGGTCCCCGCCGGCGGCGACGGGGCGAGGTTCACCACCTCGGGGGCGTCCCACGGACAAAAGAGCGAGCCCGTCCCGTTGGCGGCGGGGACGGCCACTTGGCCGGGGGCGGCTTCCACGGACATCCCCGTCCCGGTGGGCGTCACCGCGGCGCCGGCGGAGCGGCCGTCCGGCCATAGCCCCCCGATCATGGCGCGGCACGTACTGGCCGGATAGCTTCCGGCTTGGAGCCATAGGGGAGCGGCACGAGTCAAGAGATCACCTCCGGGCGAGCGCGTCCACGGTGCGCGCTGTCTTAGCGAATAGGGCGGAGAGCGCCAACGCCGGGCGGCCCACCGTTACCTCCACGTCCTCGCCGGCCGTTTCGTCTTGTATGGCGAAGTTGAGCCCGAGCACTTGGACGGTGGTGGACACGTCCAAGCGCCCGGAGCGGATCACGAGCGGCACCGTGTCCCCCACGTTGGGGAAGCCCGGCCGGTACCACCCCGGCCGAAGCGTGAGCGTGTAGGACGGCACCAAGAGCCCTTGAGTGGCCAAGTCCCCGTCCGCCTTTTGCTTGAGGGTGGCTTGGATCTTCACGTCCGACGCGTTATCGGTGGCCATCCACAAGCCCACCGGCACGGCGCCCACGTTATTGGCGTCGGTGTTCCACGCTTCCCCGATGAGTTGCGGCGCGCCCACCGCCCCCCCGTTGTCACCCACCACGCGGATGAGGTTGGCGTAATCGGCCGAGTTGGACGAGCGGGTGAGGGCGGACACGGTGGAGCCGTACACCAAGGCAAGATCCGCCCGGCCGACACCCCGCCCGGCGTAGAACACCCGGAGCCAATCGTGGCCGGCGGGCCCGTTGGCCTCGGAGATCACGTCCACGTCAAAGCCACCGATCACGGCGGCTAGGTCGGTGATTAGCTGGCCGATGGAGGATCCGCCCGTGTAGGTCCGGTCCCGTAGTTGGCCACTCTTGGCCGCCCGAGCGGTCCCGTCCGGGTTGACGAGCGCCACGGCCAGGGGGAGCCGGGAGCCGGGATCAAAGCTCACCCCCCCGTCACTCGTGGCCACCACCTCGGCGCGGGCCACGAGATCGGCCACGATGTCGTCTTGGTCCCATTGGGTGTAGGTGAGATCCGACGCCGGCGACAGATAGCGCCGGTTGACCACGGCTAGGTAATCGTGGGCGGTGAAGTTGACGGTATGGGCTTGCTCGGTGAGGGTGTCCTCCGATTGGGCCACCACCCCCCGGAACATGAGGTGATCGGTCCCGTCCGGCCCGGTGCGCCACGCCATCACGTCGGTGGCTAGCTCTTGGACGTGGGCGGCGGACGGGGAGCGGCCGTCTACCGAAAAGGTGAGCCGGGCGGGGGTGTTCCACCCGATCTCAAGCCGGCGGGAGCGGGCGTCGGTGATCTCGGCTATCCCGGTGGTCCGGGCGGGGGCGTAGAGCGTGGGCGTGAAGCTCCGCCGGTGGACGGTGAGCCGCCAGCGGGCTCCCTCGTCAGGTGAGGTAGCCGTCATGCCACGAGGCTTGGACTTGGGTGGTGGACGTGGTGGTCTCGCCGGTGATGGTGAGAAACGTCCAATACGGCAGGGTGGGCAGCACGGGCCACACCGTTTGGGCCCAATCCACTTGGGCCATCACCGAGCGGGTGGGATCCCCTTGGGCGTAGGCGGTCTTTTGGGCGGCGTCCACGTCCACGAAAGCGCCGGGATCTATTTGGAAGCCGGGGATAAAGACGATGAGCGCCGGCGGCCCGGACGGATCGGCGCCGGTGGTGGGCGTCATGGTCACCACCGGATTGGTGATCGGTCCCCATAGGCGGAGCAACGGGCGGACCACGATGTCCCCGGCGGAGCGGATCTCGGCGGTGGTGGGCGCTCCCCCACCGGGCGGATAGATCACGTTAAACGTCATGGGGAAAGTCCGCCCGGAGATGGTGGACGAGCCGGCCATCGCGGTGGCCACCTTTTGGAGCGGATCTCTCACGATGGGATCGGCGGCCACCCACGCCAAGTGGATATCCCGTGTCCGCTTCCCCGACACCGGCCACGTGTAGCCGGCGGCCCGGACCACGGCGAAACGCTCGGGGGCGTCGGGGCGGTCTAGGACGTAGTGAAGCTCCGGTCTGGCGTTGGGGATCATGTAGGGGGCGAACGCGGCGCCGATCTCGTCCACGGTCAACGTCCCGCCTTGGGCCACAATGTCCGCCGTCATGGGACGCCCGCCCATGTAAGCCGTCCGGTCGGTGATCCCGTCTTGGCTCGGATTGTTGTTGGTCACGTCGCGGATATCGGGGAAGCCCAAGTCAAGCTCCGTGCACGCGTAGCCGGCGGCCTCGTCCTCTAGGGGGAGGATCCGCTCCCCCATCTTGAGCCACGCCCGGCGTACGCACGCCATCACACGCCCGCCGTGCGGATCTGCCACGCCAAGCGCTTACCGAAGAGATCCACGTCCACCCGCTCGGAAAAGTGGGCGTGCTCTATCTTCACCACCTCACCGCGCCGGCCGCCCGCGCCCGCCGGCGCCGGGGAAATCACCTCGCCGGCGTGGGCGTACACGAGCCCGGAGCGGGTGAGCAAGCCGCCGGCTTGGAGGGTGGGCACGTGCCACGGCGGGCTCCAATGAAACGCCGGGACCACCTCGTGGCCGAGTATCGACACCGCCGGCGTGGAGATCGACACGGAGTTGATCACGTTGGCGACGCCATTCCACGCGGAGCGGAGCGGGCCCAAGATGGCGGATTGGATGAAGCCCCACGCCCGTTGGAAGGGGGCGATGATGGCGCCGTACACGCCGGCGATGGCGCTCCCGATCTCGCCGGGGATGGCCGAAAAGCCCGAGATCAGCGGGCGGATGAAGTTGGCGTACACCCAATTCCACGCGGCCGCAAACGGGGCGGCCACGATCCCCACCACCCGGCCGAACACTCCGCCCAAGATCCCAAGCCACGCGTTTAGCTGGCCGATGATCCCCGACCACCCGCCGTTAATGGCGGCCAACACGAGCTTAAACACGACCATCCACGGGCCCAAGATGACCCACAGGATCAGGTTTCCCCACCGCCCGAGAAACGCCACGATGGCGTTAAACGTGGCCACGATGCCGGCCCACACCCATTGGGCGGCGGCCACCACCGCGGCGAAAGCGGTATCTATGGCGGCTCGGACCCAATCCACTTTTAGATAGAGGATCACGAGCACGGCCACGAACGCGATCACGGCCAGGATGATGAGCCCGATCGGGGACGCCAGAAAAGACGAGTTGAGCAACGCCCACGCGATCTTCACGCCCGAGATGGCGAGCTTCACCCCTTGTAAGGCAAGGGTGAACATTTGGACGGCTTTGGCAATCACGAAGATGGCGACGGCGAAGCCGGTAAACGCGGCGATGAGCGGGACGAGCCAAGACGCGTTAGCGCCCACGAAATCGAAGAGCCCACCGAACATCTCTTTAACCTTGGACACCGCCGGCAGTAGGGATGTCCCGATCTTCACTTTCATCTCTTCAAACGCCACGGACATCTTGGCGCCGGATCCGGCGGTGGCCGCCGCGGTCCCTTTCACTTGGGATTCCACCTCGCCCAAGATGATCTTTTGGGCGCCGAGCATGTCCCCGCTCTTTTGCATGTTCTTGATTTGATCCTTTTGGGCTTGGGTGAAGTTCACCCCGCTTTTGGTGAGCGCGGTCAAGCCCTTGGTCGGATCCTCTAGCGCTTTGCCCAACGCTTTGGCGTTGGTGGACATATCCCCGTAGCCGGCGGCGGCGAGATCGGCGGCCGCCTTGGTGGCGCGATCAAAGACACCGGATTGGACGCCGGCGGCGGAGCTTACGGAGTGGAACGTGGCCAAGATCCCCTCCGCCCCCTTGATCACGTTGGGGCTCACGCCAATCTGTCGGCCGAGCGAGTCGGCTAGCTCTATGGCGTGTTTGGCAAACTCGCCGGTGGTGTCGCCGGCATCCTTGAACGTGGCGGTTACGAGCTTGTTGGCGTGGGCGGCCGCCCCGGCGGCTTCCACCGTGGACTTTCCGAAGTCCACCACTTTCTTAACGGCGTAGCCGGTGGCCACCGCCCCGGCGATCTTGGCCATCGTGGAGCCGGTGGTCTTGGCCGCCCCGGTGGCGGTCTTGGACGCGTCCGTCGTTTGCTTGAACGCGTTAACGGCGGAGGTTGACTCCCCCACGAGTTGAAACAAGAGCTTGGCGGCCATCGGGCTACTTGGTCCGCTTGGCGATCTCGTCGAGCACTTCGGCCGCGGTCAGCATGGCCACCGGATCGGTGAGCCACTCCCTAAAGCTCACGCCGGTGGCCACCGCGAGCTCCACCGCTAGCCGTCCGAAGCCGCCGGCCGGATAGGGTCCAACGGGGCGTAGTCCGCGTCCTCGTCGGCGGGCTCTTCCTCGTCCCCGCTCTCCAAGTCCTCCACGAACGTCCGGAAGCTCTTAGCCGCCGGGGCGTCGGGCCACGTCCGGCGTAGCGCGCACCACCACACCCGGAGCCCAAGCTCCACCGGCGAGTCCATCGGGGACTTACCTATCCCCCGCTCCGCGTTTAGCTGGTCGCCGGCGTTGGTCACTATCGGGTATCGCTCCCCGCCCACCACGAGATCCACCCGAGTCCGGAAGCTAGGCACCTCGCACCCCGTCACAGATCTTTTGTCCCGAGCGCTCCACCGCGGCGATCCATTGGCTCTCGGACTGGTCGGCGGCCGGGTACACGAAAGGATCCCGCTCTATGTTGTGAGCCGGCCGCCCCCAATGGATGGGCACGGCGTAGACGAGCGGGCTCGTGATGGTGTCCCGCCCGGAGATAAACGAGCCGGCGAGCCGGCCCGTCCGGCGGGGGGCGGTGGCGGGGATGCGGGCGGCGATGATGCGGGCGGCCTCGGCCGTGTCAATGGTGGGGAGCGCCTTGGCGGCCCGATCCATCGTGGACACCAAGGCTTCCTCCCCCTTGACATTGACGGCGGTGGCCACTAGCCCGGCCGGCCGATGGCGCGGAGCAACGTCCCCACCGCGATCACGCCCACCTCCACGAGCAAGACGAGCGCTTGGGTGTGGCTCATGCCGCGGCGGTGGCGGCCAGCGGAGCCCCATAGGTGAACGTCGGCTTTTCTTGGAGGTTCCACACGAAGTCCGACGTAAGCCGGGCGTTCACGTCCCCGCCGTAAGTCTCGGCCGGGATCTCCACCATGAGCGTCCCGGCGATGGTGGGCGCCCCCGTGTCGTTGGGGACGAATTCGTAAGCCACTGTCTCAAGATCGTGGGCCCATAGGTAGGCGATCACCCCGCCGGTGGCCTCGTCCATATCGAAGTCTTGGACGAACGTTCCCTCTAGCTTGTGGCCGTCGAGCTTGCGCGGCGCCGGCTTGGTGTCCCCGCAAAGCGTGGTTACCGGGTTGCCGTCGTCCGAGTAGGCGGACGTAATGCGGGTGTTGGTGATCTGACACGAAAAGTCCGCGGTGGTGGCCGTGGGCCCGAGCTTGAGCGTCCCCCGCATGAGTCTTGATTCATTGATCATCGGATATCACCTCCGTAAACGTGACGAGATAGGACGGGTGGGTGTTGGGCCCGAGCACGTAGGCGCCGGGCGTGGCGTCTTGGACGGGATAGCTGGCCGCCACCGCGTCCACGAGCACGTCTAGCGCGGTCCACGTGGTCCGGTCCCCGCCGGTGGGCGCCGGCGCGATGGCGTGAAGCGTCCACGTGGCCGTATAGCCACACCCCACGTCATAAACGCGACGGGGCGGGACCACGAGCACGGCCGGCGGGTTGAGCGCGCCGGGATCCGTGGTCGCTCGGATCCCGGCGGCTTGGAGCTTGGCCACGATGTTGGCGGCCGCGGCGGACGAGCCGGCGTGACGGGGGGCGGCGATGGTCACGCCACCACCATCTCCGTCCACGGCCCGATCATCTGTGAGATGTCGGCGTCATAGCTCAAGACGGTGGCGGTCCCCATATCGGACACGCCCACCACCCCGTCCGGCGAGTTGCGGCGGGCCATGAGCCGATTCACCAAGAGCCGCCCGGCTTGGAAGAGCATCGGCGGGGGCGGGATCTCCGCCCCCTCCGCGTCGAGCACGAAGCCGAACGGAGCCCGTAGCTCTATGGCTTGGGCGGCGGCGTCGGAAGCCTCGGAGATGGCCGCATCGTCGGCGGTGTCGGCCGGATCTATCCGAGCCCAAGCCTTATAGCCGTCCACGGTGAGCCACGGGCTCCACACGGCTAGCTAGCCGCTTTCTTGGCTCCGGGCCCGTTGCCGGCGCCGGCGGCTAGGCCGCCAGTGATCGGGCCCACGTTCACGAACGCGCCGGGGTCCACCGCGGCACACGCAAACATCCCGATCACGCCCACGTTGTATCCGGCCACCCCCACGTCCACTACCGAGAGTTGGACGGGAGCGCCGGGCGTTTCGTAAAACTCCACTTCCTCGGAGTTGCCCACCGTGAACGTGGCCGGCGGGATCTGAGTGTCCACCACCGTCCGGAGCCCGCCCACGGTGGAGATGTTCCCCACCGCGTCGGCGGTCCCCCACGCGTTAAACGCGTTCAAGTAGGGGAAGAGCGGCCGGCCACTGGCGTCCACGAGCCCGGCCAGCGCGCCATACGCGGCCGTCCCGAGCCACACCGTGTCCGGCCACACCGCCTCTTCCGAGTGGGTGGCCACCCACACCGCGGCGTCCGCTAGCGCTTTGCCGAGCGTGGCCGCCGTCCCGTCCCACGCCACCGTATTGGCGGCGATGTTGGCGGCCACCCCGCCCCACGCCCCGGCGTCGGACTTGCGGGCGTACACCCGGACGAGATCTTGGAATACCACGTCCAACGCGGCGGGCGCCGAGCGGGCGGCTAGCTCCCACGAGACATCCACCCCGCCGGCCCACGAGGTAAGCGGGATCTTGGCCAAGTCAAGCTTGAATTCTTGGGTGGCCACCGGCGCCTTTTCGGTGTGGAGCGCTACGTCCACGTGCTGCGCGATATGCGGGCGTTGGACTTCCATCCCCACCGGGGGAAGCGGCGGCTTGGTCATGGCGTCCACCGCCGGGCGTTGGGCCAACCACCCGCCCAAGATGTCCCCGGTGACTTGGGGCGGCACGAGTCCGGGCGTCCCGCTCGTGGTCACGTCGGCTAGCGCTCGGGTGAAGCGGGCGGACTCGCCGGCGTCCCCGTGCTTGGTCCGCATGTAGGCGAGCACGTACTCGCCGGGGGTGCGGTAGGGGAAGCCGGGGGGAGCGGCCAGGGGGGCGGGCTCGCCGGACGGGCGCCCGGTGATCCGTCCCATCATCTCGCCGGCTTGGGCGTCAAGCTCGGCGCGCTCCACGAGCAAACGGAGCCGGGCGGTCTTGGCTTCGGCCTCGGCGCGAAGCTCGTCCCACGTGGCTTGTTCCACGTCGTTGAGCGTGTCTCGTTGGTCGGCTACGGCGCCCGCCTCTATGGCGTTAAGCCGGCCGTGGATCTCGTCTATGGACTGTCGCAACACGTCCACAAGGGTGATGGGCAAGGGGGATCCTTTCTCACGAGCGATGGGGGTTCACTCGGGTGGATCACGTAGCCCGGTGGGAGCGGATGGTCCCGTGGGAGCGCTCCCGGCCGGCGTCCGGCCCGTCAAGCGGGATGCTAGCGCCCGCGGGCCCGGCCGGCGCGGAAAGCTCCCCCCACGATGGCGTCTAAGGCTCTCAAATGGGGTGGGTGGGGTGATTGTCCATCCCCGTGACCAGCACTTTTGTCCGGGGGCGTCGGCGAGCCCGTCAGCGGGTGGAGATGGGCGGCGGCGGCGCGGACGAGGGTGGATCGGCGCCCGGCGGCCGGCCCGTCGTCTTGGCCAGTAGGTCCGCGAGGTCCGCCGCGACCTTGGCGGGCTCGCCGGCGTCAAGCCACGCGGCCCACTGCGCGAACACGTCACGGGGGACACCCACGTCCGGCGAGCCACCCCGCCCACCCGGCCACGTACTCACCGGGCTAGCACCCGATCCACCGGCGCCACGAGCGGATCCGCCGGCCGTCGTCGTCATAGAGCCGCCGGCCGCACCCCCGGCACCCGATGAGCGCGAAGTCCGGACGGTACGGGGGGACGGCCCGGCGGGCTAGCTCTCGCTCCACCGCTCGGGCTAGCTCGGGCTCTAGCTCGTCGTCGGCCAAGCTCACCGGCGGACCACCCGCCCGTAGCGGTCGGTGAGCCCGGAGCGGTCGGCGTGGAGCCGGGAGCGCTCGGCGGCCAACGCGGCGAGCGACGGGTGACGCCCCACGGTCTCGCGGAGCCCGTGGACGCCGGCGTCCGCGTAGGCGGGGAAGTTGCACACGCTCACCTCTCGGAGCACCACCTCCGTCCGCTCGTGGAGATCGCGGGTAGACGGCGGGCTCCGCTTGGCGCCGGCGGTGACGGTGTGGCTCACGGGCTCAAAGCCGATGGACAGTCCGGAGATGGCGTCGTCCGCCACGAGCGCTAGCACCTCGTCCGCCTTGGGGGTGGCGGAGAGATGGAACGCGGCGTGGAGCCCGTCGTCTTGCTCGTCTAGCTCGGTGGCCGCCCCGATGGGAAGCGCCCGGCGCTCGTGGGACACCAAGAGCGGCACCGGGTGGCGGCGCTCTCGGATGGTCTTGGCGAAGCTCCCCTTCCGGAACACCTCGGAGTAGTCGTCCCACCAATCCGACACGTCTAGCTCCACGTCAAACGGCACGGCGAGCCCGAAGAGCGTCCGGCCGTCCCCGTCGCCGGGATCGTGGCGGAGGGTGAGCCGTTGGGCGTAGGCGTGGGTGAGGTAGCGGGCCACGGGGGCGAGGGTGGGAGCGGTCACGGGGTCAACCTTCCACGAGGTGAAGCGATCCGGAGAGTCCGCCCGCCCCCGGCGTCGGCGCCGGCGGTGCTCCGCTCGAGCTAGCCGGGACGGCGGGGACGGGGGGAGCGACGGGGGCGGCGGCCGGGCCACCCTCGGCGGGGAAGCCGGCCAAGGTCCGGGCTTCGGCAAGGGTGATGATCTCGGCGCCGAAGAGCGACACCGCGGCGGTAGCCCGCGTCATGGTGTCGGCTCGGAGTAGCGCCCCCGTCCAAAACTGCGCGGTGTTCCCACGCGGCAGGCATTGGGCGGAGAGTTGAGACTCAAGCGGCGTGAGTAGCCGCATCATCGTCGTGGAGATGAAACGCCCGAATTCGTTTTCGGCGTTGGTGTAGGTGTGGCGCTGGACTTCGATCCCGAGCAAGAACGGGGGGACGCCCAAGATCATGGCCACCATCGTGGCGTCCCACTGACGGGCTTGGACTAGTTGGGCTTTGTCGGCGTCGGTGGCCAACGGTTGGAAGCTCGTGGAGCTAGGGACCACCACCGGGCGACGGGAGCCGCTCGTGGCTTGATACCACTTCGCCTTTAGCTCTTCGGCTTGAGGTTGGGTGAGGTTGGGGCGGGTGTCGGTGATCACCCCGGACGGCACGGCGGACGAGGTGAAGTATTGGCCGGCGTAGGCGTCGGCGGCCAGCGCGGCGGCTATGGAGCCGTTAAGGGTGGGGAGCACTCCCCGCCCGGTTAGCTCCCCGGAGCGCTTGTCTATGGCCACGTGGAAGATCCGATCCGCCGGGAGTAGATCCTCCACCCCCTCTAGGGCGTAGACGGGGAGCCACGTGGCGGGATCCCGCGCCACGGACACGGTGGTCACGTCCAACGGGATCAAACACGTGGGCCACCCGGTGGAGTCAAGCGGCCCGATGATGGCGGCGTAATTGCCATAGAGCAACACGTCCGACACGTACTCGTCCACGAAGTCCGCCGGCGTCCTATTCGGGCCCGGCGTCGGGTTGAGGATCACCGCGGCCGGCGGATCCACCCGCTCGTCCCCCCTCATCTGTCTTAGCGGGAGTTGCATGGCCACCCCCGAGATGAGCCGCATCCCGGCCGTGAGCGCCGGCACGCCACGGGCCATCCACTCCGACACGTACGGACGCCACGAGCCCGCCACACCGGCCCCACCGCCGGCGGCGTCAAACATGGATTGTTCCCACCGCCGGCGGAGCAAGTCTTGGACTCCCTCCACGTCCCCGGTGATCCCCGGAAGCCCGGCGCCCATCCCGCCCGCGCCGGCCAGAGATGTCCCGCTAGACGCCGGACCCTTGCTCCACGGCCATCGCACGGACTCCAAGCCTACGCACCGGAGCAAAGCTCCCTCTAGGATCCGTTCTAAGCCTCTCAAATCGCGTGGGTGGTGTCCTAGCCCATCGGAGCGGCCAGGGGCGGAGCGGCGTGGCCGGGGGGGCGGATCCGGGGCGGCTAGGCGGCGTCACCGTCCGGCGTTTCGGGGGGCGGCTCGGGTGGGGGTGCGTCCAACGCTTCGCGGATTAGTCCGTCCAATCCGTCGCGCAGTAGCCGGGCCACGAGCCACGTCACGGGCTCCCCGCGGGCGGTGGCCACCGAGCGGGCCCGAGCGTAAAGCTCGGCCGGGATCCTCACCGACACCGAGCGCCCGCGGCCGATCACCGCGCGGTCCACCGCGACGCTAGAACGCGGTCCACGATGCGGCCTCGGCGCCGGCGGGATGGCCGAGCGCCCACGTGGCCGCCGTGCACGCGATCACCGGGGCGATGGACACGAGCGCGCCCCGGCGATACCACGCCCACCCGCCATCCCCCGAGTCCCGGCCGGGCGCCACCTCGGGCGCCTTGGCTAGCGCCGGGTGAGCGCCAATCCGTATCCGTTGCTCCGTGATCGCGGCGAGCCACCCGGAGCACGCGGCCGGCCAGTCCCGCCCCCGGATCGGAAGCATGGGGAGCCCGGCGGTGGC